GCGCGGCGGGGAGCGCGGCGAGGATCGCGGCGTGGAGCGCGGCGGAGAGCGCGGCGGAGAGCGCGGCGGAGAGCGCGGCGAGGATCGCGGCGGGGAGCGCGGCGAGGATCGCGGCGAGGAGCGCGGCGAGGATCGCGGCGAGGATCGCGGCGACGAGCGCGGCGTGGAGCGCGGCGTGGAGCGCGGCGTGGAGCGCGGCGACGAGCGCGGCGTGGAGCGCGGCGAGGATCGCGGCGTGGAGCGCGGCGTGGAGCGCGCTTCAGGAAACCGTTACCGCCCTACAGGACTCCGCGGCCGATCTCGTCAGGCGCATGTGCGCGCTCACCGAGGCGGACGTCGAAGGCTGGCATTGGACCGGCGAGGCTCAGAAGCCCGCGAAGAAATCGAAGAAGGGAGGAGCTCGTGCGACCGCGCGCTAAGACGTTCGCTCACAAGGCCGACGTCGCCGCGTCCTTCGTCCTCCTCGTCGGCATCGCCATCGGCGCAATCGTCGTCGCCGGCATCGGTCGGATCGTTGGCTTCGGGACGTGCCCATGAACATCGGCGACCGGGTGACCGTGTTCTCGGGCTGGTCGAGCTTCCGCGGGTGCATGGGCAAGATCGTCCAACTGAAGCCCTACGTCATGGTTCTCCTCGACGGAGAGGATAAGCCGATGGCGTTCGGGACCTCCGAGATCGTCGAGGAGTCCAACCCTCGTCACGTTGGAGGCTCAGAATGAGCGGCTCGACCAGTCTCGAGTGGACCGACGTCGACGATGCCGACGTCGAGCGCTGGCATGAGGAGCACGTCGCGCTCCGAACGCTCTGGTGGAGACTGAGTCGCGGATGGCCTCTCGAACGTGCGCTCACTGAGCCTGCGCTCGTAGGCAAGAATCAGAACGGGAGGCCCCGTGCTTCCGCCGCTTAGGCCTTATCAGGAGAGCGCGCTTGAGCGCGCATCTGAGCTCTCGTCGGAGCACCGGTCGATCCTTATCGTTTCTCCAACCGGAACCGGAAAAACACGCCTCTTCGTCGAGGCATGTTGTCGTCACGTTCAGAAGGGCGGTGTGCCGCTCGTCATCGCGCCTCGTCGCGAGCTCATCTCGCAAGCCGTCGCTCAGCTTCGCTCGGCTGGTCTCGAAGAAGGGCACGACGTTTTCGTGCGGACGATTCAGGAGTTGGTCACTACACGAGCCGAGATTCCGCCTGCGACCATGATCGTCTTCGACGAGGCTCGCCACTACCTCGCGGATGAGTGGAGCAAGGTTCGCGCGGCGTTGCCGGACGCGTTTTGCTTGGGCGCTGACGCGACGCCCGAGCGCGGCGACGGTCGCGGCCTCTCGGGGATGTTCGACGTCCTCCTCGAAGCCATCACCATCAAGGACGCGGTCGCCGGAGGCTTCCTCGTCCCGTGCGAGACGCTCCGACCCGAGCATGCGCTCGGTCCCGGCGAGCTTGCGCAGCATCCAGTCGACGCGTACCTAGAGAAGGCGAACGGGACGAGCGCCATCATCTTCGCGCCGTCCGTCGCACTCGCGCTCGAGTGGGGCGCGATGCTCCGCGACCGCGGCGTGCACGCGGCGGGCGTGCACGGCGAGATGCCCATCGGCGAGCGCGACGCGTGCATCGATGCCTACAACTCCGGCGAGCTGAAGGTGCTCGTCAACGTCGCGCTCCTTACGGAGGGTTTCGACGCACCGCACACGGAGACCGTCATCCTCGCTGGCCCGTGCGGCACGGCTGGCGGCATGCTCCAGCGCGCCGGGCGCGGCATGCGTCTCGCGCCGGGGAAGACGCGGATGCTCCTCATCGACTTGAAGGGCATCACGCATACGTTCGGCGACGTCGACGAGGAACGCTCGTGGCACCTCGAGGGAAAGGCCGCGCGCCGAGCGGCCGACGACATCGAGCTCCGCTTCTGCCCGGTGTGTGGCGCGCCGACGCAAACGGTCGCGTGCGAGCAGTGCGGATACTCGGGCGAGCTGAAGAAGCGCAAGCCGCGCGTGCTCGGCCTTCCGATCGACCGCTTCGCGCGCGAGCACGCGATGAGCGACGAGCGCGCAGCGAAGGAGCTGCGAGGGCTCTACGGCGTCGCGCAGCGCAAGGGATACAGGCCCTTCTGGGCGGAGCGCGTTTGGAGTCATCGCTACGGACGTCCCGTTACCGCCGAGATTAGGCGTCTCACGAGGAGTGGATGATGCGAACTGGTCGACCGCGAACATCGATCGAAGATCGATTCTGGGCGAAGGTCCAGAAGAGTGACGGCTGCTGGGAGTGGACTGGGTACACTTACGCCTTCGGGTACGGCCGACTTCGCATGCCTGGACGTGGATGTGGCGTTGTCTCCGCGCACCGTTTCTCGTACGAGCTCGCGAACGGATCGATTCCGGAGGGCATGTGCGTCCTGCATCGATGTGACAATCCGCGATGCGTCCGTCCTGACCATCTCTTCCTCGGGACGCAGAGCGACAACGCGCACGATATGTACGCGAAGGGTCGCGGGCGCCACTGCTCGGGTAGCAAGCATCCGCGCGCGAAGCTGATCACGTTCCGTGGCGAGACGAAAACTCTCAGCGAGTGGTCTGAGAAGACGGGGATTCATCTCCGGACGCTGTCGAACCGAATCAACCGAGGCTGGACCGTCGAACGGGCACTCACGCGGGGATGAGGATTATGACGACGCGCGCTTCGCGCCGAGAGAGCTCGGCGCTTTTTTTTGACCCTAAACAAGACATCCGTTCAAGCGTAAACGGACGTTCAGGTAACCCCGCGTCTCCGCAACGGAAAGTCGCACATGGGAGTCGCACCCGCAAGAGCTTTCTCGACGGCATCGTGAACGGCGAGCGCGTGCTCATCGCGAAGCCCGCGAAGCCACGCGAGAAGAGCGTCGAGATTCAGATCCGCGTCGCGCTCGCGACCGAGGGCGTGATGGTGATGAAGCATCACGTCGACAACCGCGCAGCTCGAACGGGTCTCGGTCTCGGCGTCGCCGACCTCATCTGCGTCGTACCCCCATACGGTCGCTTCCTCGGCATCGAGGTCAAGCGCCCTGGGCAGAAACCGAGGACCGCGCAACGGCGGTGGCTCGACGTGGTGCGCCGGTTCGGTGGTGTGACGGGCGTTGCGACCTCGGTGGAGGAAGCGATGCGGCTCGTCGAAGAAGCTCAGAGGTTGCCGTGATGGCGGCGGTCCCGGCCACCGAGACCATGCTCAATGCCGCCCTCTGGTGGGCGTCGCGCGGCTTCTCCGTCTTCCCCGTCTTCGAGCTCCAGAGCGGCAAGTGCGCGTGCGGTCCGTCGAAGGACTGCGAGAGGAATGACAGCGCAGGGAAGCATCCACGCATCGGGCAATGGCAGATCCTCGCGACGGCGGAGGAAGCGAAGGTTCGCGAGTGGTGGGGTCGATGGCCGAACGCGAACATCGGCATCTGCTGCGGTCGGGAGCTCGAGGGCGGCGGCTTCCTCCTCGTCGTCGACGTCGACCCGCGGCACGACGGCGATATGCACCTCGCTCTCCTCGAGCAGAAGTACGGCGAGCTCCCGACCACGGCGCGCAACCTCACCGGCGGCGGAGGTCAGCACATCTTCTTCCGCTCCCCCCGCAAGGTGAAGAGCCGTAGCAACGCACTCGGCCCCGGCGTCGATGTGAAGTGCGACCGCGGCTACGTGCTCGCTCCGCCGAGCAACCACAAGAGCGGCGGCATCTATCGGCGGGATGCGGCCTTCGACGTCGAGGACACGCCGATCTCGGAGGCACCGACATGGCTCCCCATTCTCGCTGACCCTCCCGAGGTAACGACGCGCGAGACGGCGAAGGCCGCCGACGCCTTCATCGAGGGCGGTCGACACGACGCAATGGTGAGCCTTGCGGGCACCATCCGACGACGCGGCCTTTCCCCGGCGGAGATGCTGCCGACCCTCCTCGCGGTCAACAGTGCACGCTGTCGGCCTCCGCTCGACGAGCACGAGGTGAAAAAGATCGCCTACTCGGCAACGTGGAGCGTGACGGAGCCGCTCAGCGGCGTCCGGGTAAGGCCCACGATCTCCCCTGCCGACCGCGTGCGCGAGCTCGCGAAGCTGGGGCCGGTGATGCGTTTGCCGACGTGTCTCCCCACGCTCGACGGCGACTGTCGTGGCGGCCTCCCGGCGCGGCGCCTCGTCGTCTTCGGCGGCGCTCCGGGTGCAGGCAAGACTTCGCTCGCGACCTACCTCGGGTGGAACTGGGCAAAGGCGGGCACCCCCGTTGCCTTCCTCGCGGTCGACGAAGGGCCCGAGGGCGTCCTCATGCGCATCGCGCAGCTCGAAGGAATCAACCCGGACCGCATCGAGGAGCGCGAGCCGGAAGCGCTCGATAGGCTGGCGAGCCTCATTGCCGAGGTGCCGATGGTCCTCGTCGACAGCGAGGACGCTTCGGGGAGCGTCGAAGCCATCGCAATGATGCTCGCGGCCATCCCAACCACTGGGCCTCGGGTGCTCATCGTCGACTCGCTCCAGACCGTCCGGGCGGCAGGGACCGAGACGGCGAAGGATGCCCGAGAGCGGGTTGATACCGTAGTTCGTGCGCTCCAGGCGGCGCGGGAGAAGTACGGCTTCCTCGTCATCGCCACGTGCGAGCTCTCACGAGGCGCCTACCGCTCTCGGAGTGTGGCGGAGGCCATCAACGACCTCGCCGCCTTCAAAGAGTCGGGAGGCATTGAGTACGCCGCGCAAACGGCCCTCGTGCTTCGCAGCGTGCCCGACGAGGCGAGCCTCGTCGACGTCACGGTGCCGAAGAACCGCGCCTACAAGCGCAACCCGTTCCGCCTACGGATGGATCATCGGACGACAAGTTTCGCGGAGATAGAGGCGCCGGCTGCCGAACCAACCGGTTCGGACGGTGCGAACCGGTTCGCTCGGATTCGGGCGAAAATTATGAAAGCATGTGCGCAGCTATCCGACCTCAACTCTGCCACCAAGATCGCGACCGCCGTCGGCGGAGAGAAGGCGTTCACATTGCGCGTAATCAAAGCGCTTATCGAGGATGGCGACCTTGCCATGGTGGGCAGGGGCTATCGCCCTCGGCCTCGGGGCGAGGAGGTGGAGGTGTGAACACTAGTTGGCGGTTCGGGTTCCGAACCGGTTCCGAACCGGTCGTGGTTCGAGGGTCGGTTCGGCGGTTCGCTCGCCTTAAGGGCGAACCGCGAACCGCGAACCGGTTCGAAATGAGCGCAACGGAATACAGGAGGAGACAATGAACGAGGATGTAATCAAAGAGTTGCTTGCGGAGATTCGGTTGCTTCGCGAGGCCGCGGAGTCGATTGCGGCCTCTCTCAACGGCACCCACGACGCAATAGGCCCGCTCGATCGAATTGCGGACAACCTCATGTCGGATGATGTGGAGGCCAAGACAATTGGAGACTCTTTGCGGGACATCGCGGACCGTGGGTAAACCGACAGCCCAGACGCGCGCGCGCGCAAAAGAGCTCGACAGTATTGTCGCAGGCATCGCCCGGATGTTCGTCGAGGGGACATGGCGAGCCGGGGAATCCGCGAAGGCGCTCGCGAAGGAGCACGGCGTACAGCCGTCGCGCGTCGAGGAATGGGCAGCCGAGGCAGGGAGGCTCCTACGCATCGTGGCGGACGCCGACACCTACAAGGCGATCAACGTCCGCCGGCTCGACGAGACCTACGCGACGGCCGAGGACGGCAAGGCTCGCGTCGCTGCCATTGCCGAGCAGAACAAGATGCTCGGGCTCCACGCGCCGGCGCAGGTCAAGGTCGACGTAACCGTGCAGGCGTACGCGAAGCTCAGCGACGCGGAGTGGCTCGAAGCTGCCGAGAAGCATCACGCGCAGCTCGGGCAGGCCATCGAGGCGATGCGAGGGCGGCTGGCGGCGAAGGCGTTGCCGGCCGGAGTGCCGGAAGTGATTGCCGTGGAGGTGGAAGATGAGCGAACCGAAGAGTGAGACGGCGAAGGTGCTCGAAGAGATCGTCGACGGGAGCGATAACGTCGTCGACCTCGTTACGCGGCAACAGAAACGGGCTCAGGAGCGCGCGGCGGCCAAGGATGCGCAATCGGTCGTCCCCATCACCAAAGAGCGTCTGGCGGCCCTCATGCGCGCGCGAACCATGCTCGCCGCGTTGGTGCGTCGGACCGGGCGCGTTCGCATCTCGCGGGCGGAGGTCGAGATCGGCGCCGGCTCGCGCGTCGAGGTCAAGGTACAGGACAACGGTGACTTGGTTGTGAGCTTCGTGGAGGGCTAGGTGACCCCCGCCGAGCTCCTCGCTGCGACCTCCGCCCTCGCCACCTCCGGCACCGCGCGTCTTCGCGGCTACTGCCCGCACACGCCACACCCCAAGCAGGCTGAGTTCCTCGCCCTCCGCACGCGCGAGGCGCTATACGGTGGCGCCGCCGGCGGAGGGAAGAGCGATGCGCTGCTCATGGCAGCGCTAGAGCACGTGCACGTGCCGACCTACTCCGCGCTTCTCCTCCGCCGGACCTACGCCGATCTCGCCCTGCCCGGTGCCATCATGGATCGCGCCGCCACATGGCTCGCCGGCACCGACGCGACGTGGAACGGCACCGACAAGCGGTGGACGTTCCCGAGCGGCGCAACCCTGAGCTTCGGCTACCTCGACACGGACAAGGATCGCTTTCGGTATGCGAGCGCCGAATTCCAGTTCATCGGCTTCGACGAGCTCACGCAGTTCCCCGAGCAGTGGTACCGGTTTCTCTTCAGCCGTCTGCGTCGTCAGAAGGGCGTCAACGTCCCGCTCCGCATGCGTGCGGCGACGAACCCCGGCGGCCTCGGCCATGAATGGGTGCGTCGTCGGTTCGTCAGCAACCCCGACAGCGCGAGGCCGTTCGTGCCGGCGCTCCTCGTCGACAACCCATCGCTCGACGCCGACGAGTATCTCGAGAGCCTCGCCGAGCTCGACTCGACGACCCGCGCGCAGCTCGAGAAGGGCGTATGGGTGCGCGATGCCGAGGGGCTCGTGTACCGCTACGACGAGGGCATCAACAGTCTCGGCACCGCGCCCGCGTGCGACTACAAGCTCCTCGGCCTCGACTTCGGCGTGACCGACGATTGCGCCTTCGTCGTCCTAGGATGGCGACGTAACGATCCGACGGTGTACGTCCTCGAGGCCTTCCGCCGACCGGACACGCTCCCGCCCGACGCGGCGGTCGTCGTGCGCGAGCTTCAGCAACGTCATCGCTTCGTCCGCATCGTTGGCGACGTCGGCGGCCTCGGGAAACCATACGCCGAGGAGATGCGCCGACGGCATCACATCCCCGTCGAGCCGGCCGACAAGGTCAACAAGCGCGGATTCATCTCGCTCCTAAACGGCGATCTCGAACGCGGTCGCGTCAAGGCGCAGCGCGGCACGTGCGACGATCTCATTACCGAGTGGTGCGAGTTACCTTGGGACGAGGGGCGGATGAAAGAGGCCGAGGGCTTCGACAACCACTGTTTTGTTGCGGGCACGCAGATAGCGACCGCCGCCGGCCCCGTGCCAGTGGAAGGCGTGCGGCCCGGCATGCTCGTGCACACCCGCAGCGGCTTGCGAGGTGTTGTCGCGGCAGCGGCAACGCGTATGGCCGAGACCTACGAGATCGTCACGGAAGCAGGGCGAGTGCTGCGCGGAACGGCGGATCATCCCGTGTGGACTGGTCTTGACTGGAAGCCTCTTGCACTGCTGACGCCCGGGATTATGCTTAGCGTGTGGGAAAGCACGGGCGCGTCGAGATTGTTGTGTTCAACGGAGAGCGGTTCAGGCGCTACCCGGACTCTCCCGATCGAAGCCTTCGAATGTACTTCACAAGCCAGCGAGGACGGCGCTTGCATCGCGCAATCTGGGAGTCCGATCGTGGATCGATCCCTCCCGGCTTCCACGTACATCACATCGACGGCGACTCGGCGAACAACAGCCTCGATAACCTGGAGATCGTCCTCGGGGGGCAACATCTTCGCGAGCACATGCTCACCGAGGAGCGCCGGGCCGCCAGCCGCGCCAGTTTGCGCGTCGCTCAGGTCGCTGCCGCTGAGTGGCATCGCTCTGAAGAGGGGCGACGATGGCATATCGAGCACGGGGCGCGGACATGGGAGCGGCGCGGGCTGGTCGAGCGAAAGTGTGTCGTCTGCGGTGGTGACTTCCGCAGCAAGGTCGCTTCCGCTGAGGTGTGCGGTAATGCGTGTCGCGCCAAGCGCCGACGCGACTCGGGCCTCGACGACGAGCGGCGGGCTTGCGCCGAATGTGCCGGCAAGTTTTTCGCGAACCGATACAGCAAGCAGCGGTATTGCTCGCGATCGTGTCTTGCGCGTCGCACGAACCGGCTGCGTCGAGAACGTCTATAATCTAAGCGTCGCGGGCGTCCCGGAGTACTTCGCGAACGGCATCCTCGTTCACAACTGCGCCGACGCAATGCTCTACGCCTGGCGCGCGGCCAACGCGTTCACCCAAACCGCCGAGGAAGACGGCCCTCCGCCCGCAGAGCCGGAGCAGGTGCAGCGGAAGCACGACGAATCGAAGCGTCGCTTCCTCGAGGGTCTCGCGAAGCAGCGACGGCGGGAGCAGGCCTACGGTCGCGCACCTCCTACGCATCGGAAGCTCGGCCACTGAACGCTTGACAAGAGAATAGAATTCGTGCCAAAGCATTGGAGCGGAGGGATTTGCCATGACGTTGTCGGCGAAGGCGCAGCGCTCGCTGCAGATTGCGTGCGGGCAAGACAACGGCGAGGAGATCGCCGCTGCAGTCGCGTCGGGCGGAGCTCCTGCAGCGGTTGTCGCTGCGTTCGGTACCACGACGGACACGACGACGCCGGCGGTTGGGGCGTACACGCCGGGCACGAACCTCGTCGGCGTCAACGGCACGGGCAGCAACGCTGCGCCGTTGACGGGCACCGAGACGCGCCTCGACGCGCTCGACACCGCGGTGGGTGCGCTCGTCACCGCCGTGAACACCTGCGCGATTCAGACGGGCGTAGAGACGCGTCTCGACAACCTCGAGACGAAGGTAAACGCCATCCTGACGTCGCTAAAGGCCGCGGGCCTGATGTCGGCGAGCTGACCTCATGCAGGGGGTTAACGTGAGGCCGATCGGGGACAACGTCCTCGTCGAGAGGGTGACCGGGCACGGCGTCGAGCGCACGACGGCCGGGGGAATCGTGATTCCCGCCACGTCGGAAGCGAAGGCGACGACGAAGAACGACGTCTTCCGCGCGCGCATTCTCGCCGCCGGTCCCGACGCGAAGGACGTGCAGCGCGCCGTCGAGGACGGCTTCGAGCACGTCCTCGTCTACGCCTGGCGCGACACCTCGACGGACATGGGCAAAGGCCTCTACACGGGCGTCCAGACCGGCAAGAATCGCTTGTTCATCAAGCCGGACGACATCGTGATGGCCCTCACTGAGGACGCGGATGTCGAGGCCTCTAACTCCAAGTGGGAGCGGAAGTGAAGCTCGGTCTATGAGCAGCGTCGAGGCCTCGGTCCCCATTCGTGACGCCGTCGCGGGCGACAAGGCCTATGTGCGCAGCACGTGGTTCAACTCATCGATCCACGAGTTCATCAACGAGGTGAAGCGTCGCTTCGAGACGCGCATCGGCTCCCGCGCCTCGCGAGCTCGCGTCCGTATCGCGTGCGATCCCGAGGACGAGAGCACGATCCTCGGCTACGCGGTCATCGAGGGGACGTGCCTGCACTACGTCTACGTGCGCAGCGGGATGCGCCACCTCGGCATCGCGCGGAAGCTCCTCGAGGGGCAGCCCATCGAGACCTACTCGTCGACGACGACCTCGTTCCGGTCGCGAATCAAGCCCGACGCGCGCGGCTGGAAGCTGGCGACGTCCGAGGAGAAGAAATGACGACCCGCATTGCGTACAAGAGCCTCGATCTCATCGGTGAGACGCGCGTGTTCAAGGGCCGCGGCAAGACGAAGGACGTCTGCACCGTCAACGGCGTGACCATCACGCGTGTCATCGACGGGCAGCTCGACTACTTCGCGATCGCGGGTCCGAACGTGGTTGACGATCTCGAGATCCTGCCCACGAACGTCGCCGGCAGCGTCCGAATCAAGGATGCGCCGGTGCTCAAAGGCAAGGGCGGCAAGGCGACGGCCGAGGCGGCGGAATGAGCGACACGCTCTTCCATACCGAAGATGCTATCAAGCTGTCGCGCAAGGCGGCTCGCGCGCAGCTCCGGAAGGACGTGGCCCTTATGCGCCTGCTCGGCGTGGCGCGCTGGACGCGAGGCCCGGAGGACATCTTCCTTGGCCCTCCGCCGCAGGTCGCAACCGCTCCGCGCAGCATCGAGGACGAGATTGCGCATCGCAACCGCGTCGCCGAGGAGAAGCATAAGACGCTCTTCGCGGCGACCAGTACGCGTCCGGTCCTCGTCGGGGCCGAGGCGAACCGTCGAGCCGAAGTGCTCAAGAGTGTCGTGCCGCGCCAACCGGCGCAGGAGCACGACCGTGGCAAGCCGCAAGCGGGGTAAGGCCCCGAAGATCGAGCCGCGCACCTCGCGCGAGCGAATCAAGGCGAAGGTCGAGCGCGCGCAGGAGACGCGGCGCCCGACGGACATGCGATGGTGGCTCCACGACGAGCCGCACATCGCCATCTTCGAGGCTGGCCGGCGCATCGCGCGCGCCACGCACACCCGTCGTATGCAGGATCTCTACATGGCCTGCCTCTACGACGACGACGAGCTCGCGACCGTCATCAGCGGGCCGGGCGCGGTCGGGCAATACACGCCGCAGACGATGAGCACGAACATCGTCAAGCGTCAGACGGACGCCTTCGTGGCGAAGGGGACGAAGAACCGTCCCATCCCGATGGGCCTCACGCGTGGTGGCAACTATGGCCAGCAGCGGCGCGCGAAGGCCATCTCGAAGGTGTTCGAGGGTATTCTTGACGAGATCGGTTATTGGGAGACGCGCGACATGCGCTGGCGTGACGCCGCGCTCTTCGGTAGCGGCTTTGCGTGGAACTACCGCGTTGGGCAGAAGCTCTATCACGATCGTGTCTTCCCTTGGGAGATCGAGGTGGACCCCCGCGAGGCCATGTATGGCAAGCCGCGGAACCTCTACCTGAAGCGCTATGTCGATCGCCTCACGCTCATCGAGCGCTTTCCTGACTTCGAGGAAGAGATCCTCGAGAGCGAGTCGAAGAGCGACGACGACCGATGGTCGATCGGCTGGGATGACACCTGCGATCTCGTTCTCCTCCGCGGCGTATGGCATCTCCCTTCGCCCGGTGACAAGGCGCAGAATGGGCACTTCGGCCTCGCGGTGAGCAACGCGACGCTCGGCGAGATCAAGGCCTACAAGCATCCGTACGCGCCATTCTCGAAGCTTGACGTCCTCCCTGGCCTCGTCGGCTACCGCGGGCAGTCGTTCGCGAAAGTCCTGACCGGTCTGCAGTACGAGGCGAACGCGGTCGGGATGAAGATGCAGGAGTCCGGCTACATGACCGGCTCCTACTGGCTCATCGAGGATGGGGCCGACATCGAGACCGACACGCTCGACAATGGCGTCGACACCGTCATCCGCTACCGCGGCGCGAAGCCGGAGCACTACACGCCGAACCCGTGGCATCCACAATTTTTCGACTGGTACATGTTCCTCCGCGGTCGTGCGCCCGCCGAGGAGACTCGCATGAGCGAGCAGGCGACACGCGGCGAGAAGCCGCCGGGGCTCGACTCTGGCGAGGCGGTGCGCGCGTGGCACCAGCTCGACGACGAGGCGCACGTGCCGACCGGCCGCGCCGACGAGCGTGACGTCATCGACACGTGCTGGCAACACTTCGACCTCCTCGAAGAGATTTACGGCGATGGTAAAGACCCAGATGCCGACGAGGACGCGAAGAAGCCGTA